AGTTACGCAGAGGTACATTAGGTACAGGTATTAAAACATTACACACAGCTGGAGCACAGGTGCTAGATCAGAGTGTGTATCAGACTGTACCGTACAAAGATGAGATGAGAACACAAACATTTACAGCAGATGGCTCAACTAGAGCTGTTACTGTAGACTTTATACCAAATAACGTAAACGAATTTGAGATTTTTGTAGGTGGACGTAGATTACGCAAGAATGCGATAAGTTCCTTCAATCCAAGCAATGATTTGGACAGTCCAGAGGGAGATATTACACTACCAGCAGAATTTAGTGTTGACGGAGTCAATCCGGTAGTAACACTAACAGACACACCAGCGATTAACACCAAGATAATGGTGGTTAGACGCATAGGTAAAAAATGGACTGACAACGGAACTCCACTAAGATTACAAGAAAATAACATTGGAAGGTTCTTAAGAAACAAAGAGGTGGCGTTACCTAAATAAATACACTTGTAGGATATAAACATGACAGACAATTTTAAAGATAAATCAGGAGTTCTTTTGCAAGGACACATAAAGATACACAACCCAGAAAGCGGTGAAATCTTTGTGGATAAGCGAAATGCTATCCATTACGAAAATATGAGTATTTCACTAGCAGAAAGTTTAGCTAACCAAGGGCAAGGAATGATATATTCCATGAATTTTGGTAATGGTGGTACATCAGTTGACCCAACAGGTATTATTACATACCTATCACCAAACAGCACAGGAACAAATGCTAGTTTATACAACCAAACATACACTAAAGTAATTGACGATAATTCAATCAACAACACAGATCCTACAAGAAATAAGATTGAAACTCGTCATGTTAGTGGTACAAATTACACAGATATTATTGCAACTTGTTTATTAGACTACGGTGAACCTTCAGGACAAGATGCATTGGATAACGCAACAAGTTCAGACAGCTTATATGTATTTGACGAGCTAGGACTAGTAAGTTATGCAACAAGTGGTACAGGTAGATTATTAACACACGTAATATTCCACCCAGTACAAAAAAGTTTAAACAGACTAATCCAGATTGATTATACAGTTAGAGTACAATCATTAACTGGTTTTAACGAGGCGTAATAAATGGCTTATACAGTTAACCATACAGACGTTGCTAACAAAGGTAGCATAACGGTTGAAGATAATACAATCAACCAACAGACGTCGTTGTCACTGCCAGGCAGAAACACAACTGCTTATGGTACTGCTATTGCTGAAAACTTTTTACACCTATTAGAAAATTTTGCAAACTCAACTGCACCTAACAATCCAACAGAAGGACAGTTATGGTATGATAATACAGCAGGAGTTGATCAATTAAAATTATATGATGGTACTACATGGATTAGTGCATCAGGATTAAAGAAAGCTACAACGGCACCAGGTGCGGCACAATCAGTTACAGGTGACCTTTGGGTTGATACAGATAACCAACAATTATATTTGTACACAGGTTCAGGTTGGGTATTAGTAGGTCCAACATTTAGTGATGGACTTTCAACAGGTGTTAAGCCTGAATCAATTACGGGAACTAACAATGTAAGTTACACTTGTTTGATTGTAGAAATTAGTGCTAAGGTATTAGCAATTTATTCAACAGCGGCATTTACGCCTAAGACAACCATTCAAGGATTTACAACAATTAATCCAGGATTCAATTTAAGTACAGCAGACATTACAGGTGCAGGTGCAGGAAAATATTATGGAACTGCGGAAAAGGCAGAAGCATTAGTTATTAATAATGAAAGCATACCAGCACAAAACTTTATGCGTAATGATAGTACTTCACAAAGTTTATTTCCTATAACAGTAAAAAACAATGGTGGTATTACTGTTGGTGCTTCAAGTTTCTTTTCAGTAGGAGTTGAAGGACAAGCAGGTATTATTAGTCACCAAACTTCAGGATCCAACATTGACATAAGAGTTAACAACAACGGATCTGCAACAACTGTAATGAGAATTGATTCAACTGCTAAAGTTGGTATTAACAATTTAAGTCCGGATCAAGCATTAGATGTTACAGGTAACATACAGCTTTCAAACGCATTGTTAGTTGAAGGTACAACAGACAGTTCTACAATATCAACAGGAAGTATTATTACTAAAGGTGGTGTTGGTATTGCTAAAAAATTATTTGTAGGTAGCGACACAAACCTTGCAGGACTTACAACTACAGCAAACATTGTACCAAACGCAAATACATCACGTAACTTAGGTACAGCTAACGAACAATGGTTAAATGTTTATTCACAAAACTTTATAGGTAACTTAACAGGAAACGTTACAGGTACAGTTTCAGGACGTTCAGGTTCAACAGACAAACTTGCAAGTTCAACAACATTCCAAATGAATGGTGACGTTACTGCACCGTCATTTACTTTTGACGGACAAGACGCAAGTACTAAAACTTTTACAACTACTATTTCAAATACATTCGTTGCAAACAAACCAGAAGTTTCAAACACAGTATCAACAGACGAAGTTTTAATAAACAGAGTTACTGGCGACACAGGTGTTTATAAAGTTTCAAGAACAAACTTATTCAAAGCTATTCCTACATTACCAATTGGAATGATTACTCCATTTGGTGGAGATACTGCTCCAACTGATTGGGTATTATGTTATGGACAAGAAGTTACTATTGCAGAATATCAAAACTTGTTTAATGTAATAGGTTACAACTTTAAAGATCAATCACTTGTAGCGGCAGGAAAATTTGCATTACCTGATTTAAGAGGTAGATTTGCATTAGGTAAAGATAACATGGGCGGCGGATCAGCAAACGTTGTTACATCAGCGGCGGCTGATACACTTGGTTCAGTTGAAGGACAACAGAATCAAAGTATTGCAGTTACAAACTTACCAGAACACGAACACGATTTAAGAGGACCAAGCGGAGACCAATACTATACTTTAAGAGATGTAACTGGTACTCCAAATGACCCACAGGGTATTCAATATGATGCTCCAACAGGATCACAGGCAGGTCAGGCATATCCTACTTCAGGTGGTGTGTTAACAAACAACGCATTGGGAACAGCGATAGATATTATGAACCCATACATGACTGTTAACTATATTATCTATGCCGGGGAGAATACAGCGATATGAGTTATAAACTAAACAAAACTGACGGTACGTTACTCGTAGATTTAGTTGACGGACAATTAGATACTACAACTACAAGCATTGGTCTTATTGGAAAAAACTATTCAGGATTTGGTGAAACACTAAACGAAAACCAAATTAAGATGTTAGAAAACTTTGCTTCTACATCAGCACCAACTGTTCCATTAGTTGGACAGTTATGGTACGATAAAACACAAGGTAGAATAAAAGTTTATGACGGAACATCATTTAGAGAAAGTGGTGGACCTATTGTTGCTACGGCACAGCCGGCAACACTTGTAAGTGGTGACCTTTGGTTAGATAGTTTAAAGAACCAACTATATTTTTATGATGGTACAGACTTAGAACTAGCTGGACCTATATATTCTGCACAGCAAGGTAAAACAGGATTTGAAACATTTACAGCATTAGATACACAAAACAATAGTAAGGTAGTTGCTAAACTATTTGTTGGCGGAGCACTTAACGGTGTTTGGTCAAACGAAGAATTTACTCCTGCTATTGGATATCAGATTGCAGGATTAACAGGAGCAATTAAAAAAGGATTTACTCCTATTGATGCAACAGCAAATGGTACAGTTTTTAGAGGTGTATCAAATGCGGCACTTAACTTAATTAACTCTGCAGGCGTTGAAAAATCTGCGGCACAGTTTTTACCAGCTGATGCATCAGGAACTACAACAGGTGCATTAACAGTTAGTAACAGTGGCGGGGTTACAATAGGACCTGCACAAAATAATATTATGAAAATCGTTGGTACTTCATTTGTAAGTGAAAACCAACTATCCAACCATGACTGGAAAGTAAGAGTTAGAAAGCCAACTGGTTATGTTGATGCTATAGTAGTTGATACAGATGTATCACACATGGGAGTATTTAATAGTGCTCCACAATATACTTTACACGTGGGTGGAGATGCTAAAATTGACGGTGACTTAATTATTGGCGGTACAAGTTTAGCAGTAGAAACAACAGTTTTAAGAGTTGAAGATAAAAACATTGAACTTGCTATACAATCAGATAGTTCAACAGGTAATAATGCCGCAGTAGATGGCGGTGGTATTATTCTAAAATCTTCAGATTTAGATAAAGAATTTATATGGCGTAATGCAGAGCAGGCTTGGACATCAAGCGAAAACATCGACCTGGCGGCAACTAAAGGTTACAAAGTTAACGGAAACGAAGTATTAAATGAAACTGCATTAGGATCAACTGTAACAAGTGCCTTAGGCCTTACACAGGTAGGTACACTATCTACACTTTCAGTTGATAACGTAACAATTAATAACTATGCAATATCTACTTCAGGTAGCGGTTTACAAATAACAAGTGATGGTGCAATATCCATTACAAACAATCAAAAGATTACAGGATTAGCTGAACCTACAACTAATACTGATGCCGCAACTAAATTTTATGTAGATGATTCACTAGATAATGAACCAGTAATTGTTCCATTAGATATTACAGGCTTAACAAATGCCAATATCGCTACAATTATTGAGGACATTTATCCAGCTACAACCAAAAAGACAGGATCATATGCTTATGTTCCAACAAGCACATTAACTGGAGCAACAGTTAGTGGTATTGATGTTAATACGGTTGCAAGTAAATCTTTTATATCTGTAGACTCAAACGGTGTACAAAACGAGAGTGTTTTACAGGATATTGCGTTTAGTAATGCTTCAGGTACTGTTAATGCATCAGTGGCTAGAGGCTTAAAAAGATTCAAGGTTCAAGCAGGATCTTGGGTGTTTGACACTGATCTAGGTAGCAGTGGCGGACTATGGTAAAAGATAAATAACATTATAGGGGTTTATAACAATGGCATATACTATAGATAGATACAGTGGCGTTACTTTGACAACAGTCGAAGACGGAACTGTTGACCAAACTACCGATATTAAGTTAGTAGGTAAGAACTACGCTGGATACGGTGAAATACAAAACGAGAATTTTTTACATCTGCTAGAAAACTTTAGCGGAACTTCACAACCACCTAAAGCAATTTCAGGGCAAGTATGGTTTGATGCTACAGCATCTAAACTTAAATTTTATGATGGTTCTAAATTTAGAACTACAGGTGGTGCAGAAGTAAGTGCAACACAACCGGCAGGATTAGCTACTGGTGATTTATGGTGGGATAGCACAAACGAACAATTATACGCATACAACGGAACTGGTTATGTACTAGTTGGACCACAAGGTTCAGGAACTAGTGTAACACAGATGAAAACTGTAACATTAAGAGATACTACAAGTACAAATAGATTAGTCATTCAAGCCATTGTTAATGACGAAGTCATTTATATGATTAGTGCAGTTTCATTTACTATTGATAGTACAGATCCAACTAACGCAGTTACAGGATTTGACGTTGTTAAAAAAGGACTAACCCTAAGAAATACACAAAACGCAACAGGCGGTGTTACAAGTTCTACAGATTACTACTGGGGTACAGCTAGTAACTCATTAAAACTTGGCGGATATAGTGCTTCAGACTTTGCATTAGCAGGTTCAGGATCATTTACATCACTTGTTAACTTTGCAGACGCAGGTATTTCAATTGGTGATTCCAACGATCTTAAAATTTACGTTGAAAATGATAACGAAGGTGTTATACAAAATGACGTAGGTACAGTAATTAAAATTAAAGTTGACGATTCAGTAGGTACAG